GGGCTAACCTGCAAGCCTACATAAGTTCCAACAGGCCCCCACGCATTTGGACTTACCCCGAAGCCGATGTTGCCACCGTTTGCATTGATAACAAGGTCAGTCCAAGAAACTGCTGGGTTAATTGAGCCAATATGTCCAACATTATTGGTTGTGTCGTAACCAATCGTTACACCTTTATTGGAGTTGTTTCCAAATCGTGCCGCGTATGTTGATTCATTACTAACAGTTAATGCGCCACCATAAACTTGAAGTTTTGTAGCAGGCGAACTCGTCCCAATACCCAGACCTGTCGAGGTTAACGCCATGCTGTCTGCGTTATTTACCTGAAAGGTTACATTGGAACTGCCATTTAAAACTGTGCTAGTCCCATTTGTAAGAAAGGCAAAGTTAGTGGTCAAAGGAGTTACGCTTGTACTCCAAATTGCGCCATATCCTGAAGCACCAAAATACCCAGCAGTAAGTCCAGCGGCAGTACTATTTCCTGAACCAATAGATAATCTAGTCCCATCAAAAGTAAGCGCAGAGCCACTTGTCAGAGCGCTAGTAGATGAGGCATACAGCACTCCGTTGGCTGTGAATGAAGTCAATCCTGTGCCGCCATTGGTCGTGGCCAAAGTACCAGCAAGGGTGATCGTTCCAGACGAAGTGATTGGGCCACCAGATGTGGTCAAGCCTGTTGTGCCGCCGGACACGTCGACAGATGTGACTGTACCCAATGGGTTTGTTGCCCAAGAAGTGTTTGTGCCATCGGTTGTCAGATACTTACCGCTGTTGCCTGTTTGGCTAGGTGCTAAAGCATTGAAAGCCGCGTTGGCTGTGGTTTGTCCTGTACCGCCGTTGGCAATCGCCAACGTACCAGTCACGCCAGTCGTCAAAGGCAAACCCGTTGCGTTGGTCAGCACGCCAGCAGAGGGCGTGCCCAAGTCGGGGGTTACAAGCGTAGGTGAGGTGGCAAACACAGCCACGCCAGAGCCTGTCTCGTCAGTCAGTGCAGTACGCAATTGAGCCGAAGTGAACGATCCCAAAGATGTGGCGTTACCAACAGAAGTCACCGCGCCGGTCAAATTGGCGTTGGTGATAGCAGAGCCTGCGATCAAGCCCAAAGCCGTGCCAGTAATGTTGGTAGCCACCATGGCAGACGGTGTGCCAAGGTCAGGCGTTACAAGCGTTGGGCTGTTGGCAAAAACCAACGCGCCTGTGCCTGTCTCATCCGTCACAGCTGCGCGCAGATTGGCAGACGAAGGTGTGCCTAAGAAAGTGGCAATACCAGAACCCAAACCAGCCACGCCGGTGGAGATTGGCAAACCAGTTGCATTGATCAGGTCAGCTTGGCCAACAGTCCCCAATGTGGGATTGGTCATCACAGGGCTTGTGAACAAGCCTGTTATAGATACTTGCTTGGTCGTCGTGCCTTGAACTAACGGAAAAACCTCCGTCCCCGTCAAGGGCGTTGTGGCCAAAGGGAGTTGGGTGATTTTTACGTTAGACATGCTTTTACTCGTAAGAAATAGTTGCTGTGACAGTGCCGCCGATCACGACGTAAATGCCTTTGTTGGTGTACAAACCTTGGAAAAAGTTGTGCATCGTGTTAGATGTCGGCGTAAACGTGGCCAAAACCACGGGATCAGACGTGCTGGAGACAGCGGAGTCATAAACCGTGATGGTCGGCGTGCTTGATGCGGCGCTTACAAAAATACCGTTGATTTTGCCCGCGGCAGGTTTAATTTGCGACGTTGCGGAAATGGCTGCGTAGTTAGACATGCTGGCTCCTTATGCCAAGAACTTCAATTTATACAGAGTCGTGAGATACAACTCAACGATGTTGTCAATCAGCTGTTGCAAAGACGAATCCGTCTTCGGTACAACATCATATCTTGCGGCTTCTAGGTCAGCAAGTTGGCTTTCCAAAAACTCAATGATGTTGTTTGTTTTCTTGGCCGAGTGCAGTGTGATGGGGCCAATCAGGCCATGCCGGCCTTGATAGGCTTCAGCAAACGCGTCCGCATGGTCAATGATGCTGTCGTAGAACGTGTTGAGCGCCATGTGCTTGCTGAAACTTCTGGTGTTCAGATGCACACTGTGCGCCACATCACGGGCTAGGAATAATTGGCCTACAAATTCTGCTGCGTTCATTGTTGCATCTCTCCAGGTTCTTGGATCATCTCGGGTGCTTCTTGTGCTTCGTTAGGCATTTCGCGGTGCATTTCACCTAACATACTTTGCGACTCCAAAGCCGCCGCGACCACGCCCATGGCGATGTCTTGAATCTGTTCCTCAGACATGCCTGCCTGCACGGCGCTGATGCGCTGCGTTTCAGCCTGATAGGCCTTGACCTCAGCTTCGTAAGCCTTGATGTCCAAGTCGCGCGCTTCCATGGACTGCTGCACGTTTTGGAGCATCTTGTACATGTTCTCCATCTCGGCGCCCATGGCCTGAATCTGCTGCTCTGCGGCTTGCAACTCAGGTGACTTGTCGTCATCTTGCAAGATCTTGGGATCAATGGTCTTGGCAAAACGCTTGGCCATCTCCTGCGCGCCAGGCCAGTCCATGTTCTTAACGAACAAGTCGCCGGCCACTTGCCACAGTTGTGGGTTGCCTTGCAAGAGTTGCGCCATGGCTTCCAAGGCCTCTTGGCGCTTGGTCGCGTAGCCTGGGCCAGTGGTGGCCACCACGTCGTACTTACCGACGCCTGGGTTGTAGATCTTCTCGATCACAATGCCCTGCTGATCCACAATCTGCTTGACGGGTTCTTGCTGCTCGGGGTTAATCTTGACCATCTTAGTCTCGCCATCTTCACCGATGATGCGAGCAATACGAGCCGTGTCGTAAATCTTAGGAATCAAGTCGACCAGCTGGCGCGCAATGTGACGAACCGCACGGCTCAAGTTGTCGCCGTAATGGTACGTGCCCACGTCGCCTTCGCGCTGACGCGCTAAGATGGCCTTACCGCTGCGCTCGTTGCCGCCAAGGCCCAAACTAGCGTCATATTGACCCGTTGTGGCCTTGATGTCCTCAGATGCGCCCGCTTTGGCCTGCAACAGACCGCTGGAAGCCATTGGAGGCTGTGCCCGCTGGGGTAGTGGCAACACGGCGCCTTGGCCGTCTGTAACGTCTGGATTGACTTCCAGATAGGGCCAATTGTTCGTATTGGCCGTCTTCCACTTGTCTTCGTAGCCTTCAAACTGGCCGCCGTAGCCAATAAACGGTGCTTTAGGCGCCAAAGCCAGCATTTCAGCCTCTTGTGACACCCAATAGTTGTACATGCGCTGGGCATCCTTGGCGTTACGCACCAAGCCACTGACATACAAACGGCCATCAACTTCAAACTCATTACCAACAACGCGAATGACTGGAATCCACTTGCCAGCCCACTCTTTTTCTTCGAGGATCTCGTAACCGTTGATCTTGCAATATTTGACCTTGGGGTTGACCGATTCACGGGTGCGTTTGGGCTTGCCGTATACGAGACGGAGTTGCTTATCTTCAGCCGTACCCTCAAAAGCCGTCTGACCGCCTGGATAGAGGTTCAGTTTGGCTTTTTCGTAGTCAATGTAGTAGTAACCAGCGATGCGCACCGTGTCTTCGTTCAGCCAGTTGCTGATCGACTGGTCACCCACGCCAAGCGACTGAAGTGTCGAGATGGGCGCTGCATCGGGGTACATGCGCTCATACTCAGCTTTGGTCAGGTCTTCGGTGATGAAGCACCACTTAGCATCTGCACCCGTTGGGTCTTGGATCAATGGATCCATGTAGACTGAGAACGAGTTGCGGATCCGGCCAATCTTGATGTCTTGATCGAATGTGTTGGGGTCGCAGTATTCGGTGTACAGCGTGATGTAACCCTCGCCGTAGGACACCTGATTTTCACATGCTGTGTCGTAGGCCACGTCTGCGTCACTGATGTACTCAATGTGACGGATCATGCCGTTGAAAATCTCAGCCACCTGCACGTCGGCGTTGTCATCGACGGGGATGACCTTGGCGCCAGGCCTGTTCTGACGCATGTCGTTGGTCACTTGACGAACGTGTTGCGGCAGTTTGTTGATTGTGAGCGTCGGGCGTGCGTTGATCGTCTGACCCTGCACCGCACCGCGGGTGGCCAGCACGTCAGCAGGCCATTGCCAATGATTGTCGGGCGAGCCTGCGTAAAAGCGCAGGTCATCTATCTCATCTTCACGGCTTTCCGCCAATGCAGAGACAGCCATGTCCAGCCTGGCACGCGCCACGGTCAGGATGTCGGAAGCGCTATTCTTAGGCTTGCCGCCAGCTGCGACGTTCGCCGCCGCAACGATACCAGTTGGATCAGTCATTCCAAAACCCCTAAAATATGAGGCTCACGCATCACGACCAAATTGGTGTTGTCGTGCTTAAACTCTTGCCCTACGCCGAAGTATACGTGATCACCGACCTTAACGTCTAGGCACAAGGGGCCAACTGCGACAACTTTTCCCGTCTCACTGTCTGAGTGCTGTGGCAACACAAACAGTGGATGCTTTTCCATGTCGCGCTCGATGATGACGCAGTTCTGGAGTGCTTTCATTTTTATCCTGTATAATATGCAATAGCAACGTATGGAGCTATTGTATATGAAAAAACGAGATCGGACTGGCGCTATTTTGACTTGCGCCGTATGTGGCGAACTTTTTAGAGTGCCCACATACAGAAAAGAAAAAGCCAAATATTGCTCTCGTTCTTGCTTGGCAAAAGAACATTTGGAAAAGTTTGCGCATCTTCGTTTTCGCCCTACTAATAAACCTGCTCACACTTACAAAACCATGACTGTAAATGGTAAACAAGTGCGCGTCCATAGGTATGTTATGGAGCAACACTTGGGCAGAAAATTGGCTTCGTGGGAGCATGTTCATCACATCAATGGTGACTCACATGACAACCGGCTAGAAAATTTAGCCGTGCTGTCAAATGCAGCGCACCAAAAGATTGAAGTTGAAGAACGCATGAGGCCTATTTGGAACGCTTTGCAGCAGGAGCCTTTGCCGCCGCACGTTTAACTGCATATGCGATCGCAACACTTTGAGCTACGGGTTTGCCGGCTTTGACTTCCGCGGCGACGTTCTTGCGGAAGGCTTCGGGTGATTTTGACTTGACGAGTGGCATTTAACTTCCCATCCATGAGGTTGCAACCACGCTTCGATCACTGTACGTGCGGCGCTGCGTGGGTTCACGCGCCTCACGATGGGCCACAGGATAGGCAAAAGTCACGCAAATAGCGTCTGCCGCGTCGGGTGACGCGAGGCCTCTGGCCTTCATGTCCTTTTTCGACTCCAAAAAGATGGTTCCCTTGGAGTCGGGCTTCATCATAGGCGAAATTAGATCAGTTTTTAAGAACCTGTCAAGCGGAATTGAGGCTGTTTTGAGCCAATCTTTCATCGCACCCCACATTTCAGCCCGTTTGTTGCCGTACATGATGGGATTCTTGGCTTTATTGCCAAAATTGATGCCCTTGACCTTGTAGCGCTGCTCTTTCAAGCGGTCGACAATGCCAGCACCCAGCCCGCCCTCGTCAATCACGACTAAAGTTGGCTTGTATTCCTCTATGACGTCGATCACATGGCCAACCACGGTCATGGTGTCGTCTCCGCGATGGCGCCGGATCGAGACAATGTCCCGCCCCTGCCGTATGGCGATGACCGTCGCGTCCGCGCCGAAACGCGCTGGGTCAACGCCGATCACAATCGGGGCTGAGGCGTCTTTGTATTGAGGCCGTTTCATCGCATCGTCCACCAGATTGGCTGAGATGAACTGATCGTCGCCTTCAGACGGGAATTGACCGTAGACCTCAACGTGCGCCTGTGATGACTCAGGCCCATATTCGTCAATGATCTGCTGATACACCTGCTTGTCGGTGCCCTCGACTGTGCGGGCGTCCACCACCTTGGTTGTCCAGAACTCGCGTTTGCTGTTAAAACACTCGTAAAAGTACCCCGTGTTGCGGCGCGGGTTGGAAAACGCCATCCAGAACCTGTTGGGCGTGTTTTCTGTGAAGAAGCCAGACGTGACGGCCCAGATGCTGTCGTCAATACCAGACGCCTCGTCAAAGATAACCAGCACACCGTCGAAGTTGTGCACACCCGCGTAAGCGTCGGGATTTTCCGCTGACCACAGCCGACCCTCGACGCCCCAATAACGCGTGCCTTTCTTAAGGTCACGCTCGACCAGTTCCGTGAGCCACTTGGCTGGCATCAGTCGGGTCGCGGACACCTCAAACCAGTGACTGTTGAGCGACATCGCCAGCCACTTGGTAATCTCGGCCCATGTGACAGAGCGCAACTGCGATTCTGAGTTAGCTGAGATGATGGTCGTCGAGCCGATCCGCGTGGACAACATCCATATCGTGATCCATGACACTAGGGCCGACTTACCAATACCACGGCCTGACGAGACAGCGTGGCGTAAGGTATCAAAGTCCAACTTACCTTGGTTAGCTTTGATATGCGCTGCAATGTCACTGAGGACTTCTCGCTGCCACTTACGTGGGCCTGAGAAGTGTTCCAATGGCGTGCCAGGTTGGCCCCATGGAAACGCAAACATCACAAACGCCAGCGGGTTATCCTTGATCGCTGGCGACCACAGCCGCGCCATCAGTTCCTGTTCGTCTTCAGCGCTGTATATGGTCGATTGCATGCGTGGGTGTTTCTATTACATTGATGTCGGTCACGTCCAAAACTCTCTTTTGCGCCTCGGCCAGCGCGCCAGTGATGGAGATGCGCTGATCCACTTCGACAGATATGGCTTGCTTGGCCACCCAGCCGTGTTGATGTTTAAGGATTTCTAAGGCCGACTTGGCGTCGCCGTTGAGCGCGGCTTGGTGCAGCACCTTGGCCATCTCAATCTCACCGTCTGCTTTGCCTTTTTGCGCGGCCATCTCAACGACGGGGTCAAGTTGCGTGAGTTGTCGGTATTCTTGGGGCAGCATGCCGGCGGCGAGCGCCAAAGCGTCGCCCTTGAGGCCTAGCTTGGCTGCGTCATACACCGCCTTCAAGCGCGACTCTGTCGCTTGCACCTTGCGCGGTGTGAATGGAATTGAATAGAACATAAATTCTCCATGCGTTTGCACGTGACCGCGAGTTTATATCAAAAAATAAATTTAGGCCTGTTTGCCTTTTTTCAAAAAATAAAAAAATTGTTTGCAGACGCTCCGTTTTTGCTTGGCCCTTCCGCTCGGCCCTACCCCCTCCCCCTCAAGCCCAATCCCTTTTGGTCAGTGGCCACTAACTTCTAGGCCGTGGGTCATGTGGACAATGTGGACAATGAGTTAGAAGTCGCATACCCAACGGAGTACATACCCCAACCAGTAACAGTTTGTGGACAATGTGGACAATCAGTTTTTAGGTTGTCCAACTTGTCCACAAGTTACGCACAGGCTGTGGATAACGAACTCCCGAGGGTATGAGTTATGCACAGGTTTTGGTCTTATATAAGACTTCAAACTGTGGACAACCAGCACTTGCACTGTGGACAACTTTTGCCAAGGGGTAAGTAAGCAAAACGCAAAAAACGGCTTAAAACGCGTTTAAATGCGTCGCCCATTTGTGGACAATGTGGACATTGTGGACACCCTTTTTAAATTGGTGGCGGATGAGGCGTCAACTTACGTTGACACCCCACCCAATAGCTACCTTACACCTACCTTACATTATTTTATTTAACTTTAGTTGTTCTAAATATATTATCCACATTGTCCACACTCCCTCGCACACCGCGCCATTGCTAGCTTCGCGCATGGACAATTTGCCTTTTAAATTTGTCCAACTCGCGTCCAACTCGCGTCCACATTTATATGCAAATTCTGCATATCGACACTTTTTTGCAAAAAGGTGTTGACAACGTAAGAAAATCCCTTACAATAGCCACATCAACAACAGAAAGGTGCAAACTATGGCATACGAAGCATATACAGCAATGACTCAACACATCGCGCAAACCGCGTTTGATGAGTGGCGCAAAGGCAACCCGACTCAGCCCATCATTGAACGACTGGCACGCGAGGCCAACGTCGAGGAATGGCACTGCAACCGCGAGTTGACCAGAATCATCATCGACGCCCATCACAACAACATTTTGAGAATACCCGCATGAAATACAAACTCAACACCGCTTGCGATGTCGACACCGACGAACCCGACGTCTACATCTTGAATCTGCCCGCAGGTTTCAAGTTCAACCATGACCCCATGTCGTTGTGTCATACATACGCTTACGACACCATGTCCGAATTACGCGCTGACATCAAACACTCAGTCATCCCTTGCGACTGCGCTGAGTGCGCACGCATGAAAGGCAAACTATGACTTACACCATCCGCACCGCACGCATGACACTGGCGACTGCTCAGGGCGTCATGGCGACACTCGACAAGGGTTGGGACGCAGATCAGATAGCACGCGCCAAGGCAGTGATCGCCCACTGGTCGCGTATTCGTAAAAACCAAGCAAAAAAGGTGACAGCATGATCGCCCTCAACACCAACAACCCCGCCACGCGCTACACCTACGTCGTGGGCGTGTCTAAGGACGGCGTCACTTCAGTCATTGAAGTGTCAGCCAACACCCGCGCCCAAGCCTCCAAGATCGCCCGCCAAGCGGGTTACATCGTGCGCGACATTTACATCGGATAAGCCATGAACAAACACGACATCTACGACATTCTGACAGCCATCGCCTTCGGCCTCATGTTGGCCTTTTTCTTAACTTACAGGGGATAAAAATGTACCAAACCATTAACACAGCATCTGCTTTCCGCGACGAGTTCCGCGCCTGCGGGCGCGCTGACCAGTTCTCATACGAAGGCCTTGGCCTTTTGTTTGACTACTTGGAGGCATACGAAATGGACAGCGGTGAGGAGATTGAACTGGACGTCATCGCCCTTTGTTGCGACTTCTCTGAGGATACGCCCGAGGCCATCGCGCGCAGTTATGACATCGACATTGAAGGCATGGACGAAGGCCAAGCCCTTGACGAAGTGATTGCCACGTTGGAGGCCAATGGTGCCTATGTTGGCAAAACAGACAGCGGTGCAATTATTTACAGGAATTATTGAAATGACCACATACAAAGTCCGCAAAACTTACCATCAGTTTTACTACGCCATCATTGAGGCCGACGATTTTGAGCAGGCGCAAAAACGCGCAAAAGAATTAAAGATTGAAGACTGCAAATCAGACGATTATGCAGATTGGGAGGTCTATTCTGTGGACGCCATCGCGCCCAAGCCCCTGACGCCTGATCAGATCGCCTTTGTTGACGCATACTGCCTCGCGGTGTGCGACGCCCCCCGCGACATCGTGGAGGCGTTTATGCGTGAGGATGATTGCGACAAGTTCTGCGAAGAATATGGCCTTGAATACTATTCAGGACTGGCAGACGCGCACAACATGTGGGATTTGGCTTTGCAGTTTTCGAGGGGCAGCAAATGACACATGACGAACTCAAGGCCAAGATCAGCGACTTGCTGATTGAAAACCACCCCGCAGAACTGGCGCGTTTGACAGGCGAGGGCGACAGCACCTGCAAAAAGATCGTCCATGAGTTGTATATGGAACGCTTCAACGACCCCGCCTGTTGGCACGTTGAGCAGTCAGACGACCTTTGGGTCATCTACGGCAACACGACCGACGAATGGATAGATGAGAACGGGGATTACTTAGGGTTTGACACCGAGCAAGAGGCCGAGGACTACATCAAGGAGACATTTAAATGACCCACTACGACAAGACGCGCGTCACCTTCCACCATGGCAATGCTTTTGACGCGGAGGGCATCACGCCCACGCCCTTTGCTACGCTCACCTTCAACGCCCTCGTTGAGCGTGAGTTAATCGACACCATCTGCGACCTTATCCGCAAGCATGTCAACGAGACGCACATGGACTTTTGCAACATCAAATTAACTTCTGAGGATTGGGACTGCTAAATGCACGACATAGACGAACAACTGGCGATTGTGTGGGCAGCTTTAGAGGCCTACCGAGCCGATCTCATACCCGAGGGCGACCCTGCCTATGACGAAGAATGGAACAACATTTGCACCGCGATGGCGGTCATTGAGGAGGACTTGAAAAATGATTGATCTCACCAAACTGCCCCCAGACGATGCCGAGCGCATCGCCTACGCTGAGGGCTTCACAGGCGTGGGCGCGCTATTCGCCCGCATAGGCGACCTAGAACACGCGATTTATGTATTGCTTAACGAATTAGAGGTCGGCAAGGTCGAACTGCCCCTCGAAATAAACGACGCCATTGACCAACTGCGGGAGTTGTTGCCATGACCCACCCCCTCATTGCCGAGGCCTTGGCACCTTTCAGGCCTCTCACCTACACCGAACATTACTACATCGACCTTGGCTACCGCTACGAGCAGGGAAAGGCCTTAGAGCGCGAATACAAGGAGGCACAGGCCGAAGGCCCAGAGGCGCGTCGTTTGCTGTATAGAGGGGCGATGGAAGCCATGATGAGGGCATATTGATGTTACTCACCATAGCGTTTATACTGGCGGGGCTACTAGCCATTCTCCTTGACTTGTAGTTGCCACCTTACAGCCCGCCTTGTGCGGGCTTTTTTTACGAGATAAATATTGGCGTTCGTTCGCCAACATACGCGCCAAGGATATTGAACTCGAAATATTCAACGGCCTCGTCCTCGGTCATCTCACGCGCCAAGATTTCGATAATCTTGGGCGTGCTGTACGCCACCACAGCCTCCATGCCTATGCGCTCGGCTACGCCAAGGATCGCGTCGTCAAAGCCATCGGCAAACAGCAGGCCGTCATGGTATGCGCTAAGTTCTTCGCGGATGTTCATTTGACTAACCTCACAGATTGGGGGGCGGGGACATCTTCGACAAGGCGACGCAATTCTGACTTGCTCATGTCACGCAACTCAGGCGCGCAGAAAATGTGTTTCTTGGTGTCAAACTCGCGGGACTTCAGACGCCCCATGTCAATCCATCCCGCCTCTTTGAGCGCGTGCAACAGCGCAGGCTGTGGCACCTTCACGCCACTAGGTGCTGCCCCTGCAAGGCGATCGCACAGCGCATGGAAGGGGGACGCCACCGCGCCTTTTGAGAACTCGCCCAGACGCCCGCGCATGAGTTCCACCAAGTACGACTCGGCCATGCTCATGCCATGCTCAACAAGATTCATCTTGAACTCGGTCATCATGGGCGTTGCACCTGCGTTGAACGCTGACACATCACGCGACGCAAGCCAGCCACCAATAGACGCAAAGCCCCCCGACTTGTACCACTTCCACATCTTCTCAGCAGACGCAGGCGACATCCGAGGCGCGTGTGACCAGACGCAAAACCACCTGCGGTCTTGCGAGTCCAAGGAGATCGGCACAGGGTCATTGGAGAACGCCAACACAAACACGCGGTTCGCCATTTGGTAGGGATGCAGACCCTTGCGGTTGACTGTCAGCATCTCAGGCGGGGCGGCAATGATGGGCTTGAGTTTGTTGGCCAAGGCGCGACGCTCTTTTGCGTCAGGTTCTTTGAGTTCGTTCAGGATCAGAATTTCAGACTCAAGGGCGTAACCAAACTGCGACGACATGGTGTCGTTGTCGAGCAGGCCTCGGTTCTTGAGGTGTTCACCACAAACTGCCCAGATGAAGGGTGCCCACATGGTGTCCTTGCCTGAGCCTTGGTCGCCACCATGAAGGATCGCGTGGTTAATCTTGACCTCGGGGTGTTGCACCTTGAAGGCCATGACGTCAAAGATGTGATTTAACTCAGCCTCGTCAGGCACAAGTGTTCTGCAATGCTCAAGCCAAGGCGCCACGTCACCGCCATGCGTGTATGCAGGCCGTGCATCGCGCCAGCGGTTGCCATACAGGTCGCCATCACGCGCCACGATGACCGACTCACCTGCGGCATAGGTGATGCCCACCAGTGCTTTCGCGCCATTGGCTTGGCGGTTCTCGTCAAAGCACACAGACGCCTCGATCTTGGGGTTCTTGCCGTGGATGGACTTGCAGGAAATGTGACGAAACAGCGCGTTGAAGGTCGAGCGCGACACCTCGCGTCTGTCTTGCATATCAAAATAAGACTCATCGTCTTGGATGTACGCAAAGCGTTCATACCACTGCGCTTTCTCAACGCGGCCTAACTCCTTGCGCTCAACCTCAGCGATCACGCTGTTGGCGTCGTCTGTGAACATATCGGACGGCGTGAGTTTGGACAGCGCAGACTCCATGGCCATGGCGAGCAACTCGTCACGCAGGCCTGGAGCGTGCTTCGGGCCACCATTGTCTGACACCCACTTGAGGAACACGCCTGAGTCGAGTTCAAGGCAGTGGCTGTGCAGGCAGCAATACGCACGATTGGCGGGCATATAGCGGCCCTCGGGGTTGCCGTCGGTATGCTCGGCTGAGTTGGGGCAGATCACGCCAGCCCAGCCCTCAGCGTTCGGTTTGGACAACAGCAAACCCTGACCAGACAGCCACGCCATCACGTCGTCAGCGCCGTCATCTGACAGACGGATCGGGCGCACACCAACTGAGTCAGCAGGCGCGGGCACGACACCAAGGGCGGTGTAGATCTGCTCAAGTGTGAAGTCACGCTCGGGATGAAACTCCACCAGCTTGGCGGCAAAGTTGTTGCGGTTGGGTTTGAGGTTGATCGAGTCAGGCAGACGGAAGTTGCGCACGGCGTTAATCGCGCCAGAATCGGTGAAGCCTGCGTCAGCGATGGCTTTGATGGCCGCGGAAAAATCGGCCTTTGTAGGCTGTTCTGAGAAGGCGTAGCCCCATTGAAACGAACCCTCGGACGTCTCCATCTTCCAAGTGGGTTCTAGCGGCGGTATCTTGGCCTTTGTGCCCACGTCGTCAAGCACCATGACCAACACATACTCACAGTTGGCCGCACTGGCGCTGACGTGGCCATCCTTGAAGCGGTCGATGATGAACGACGCGGTGTTGCCATACCACGCGCCCTCTTTCATGCGAGTCGTGGGCAGATAAGCCGGCCATGTGCATTTGATCGCGCCGTCTGCGTGGAACTGCATCTGGCCGTCTTTGAGTTGCGGCTTTTGACGCACCACAAGCGCCGTCTCACCCTCGGGCGCCAAGGAAATTAAAAAATCAAGAAAATTCATTTGCCATACCTTTTCATAGTTTCAACTTCAGCGTTGAGCGGCAAGCCTTCGGCCCACGCTGGCGCTGTACACATCACACGTTTTAGTTCTTCAGCCGCGCCCTCGCGGTCAGTCTCAAGCACGATCTCGTCATGCACATGCAGCACGACGTCATCGAGTTGTCTGAGGGAATGACGCAGTAGATCATTGGCGACCGCCTGCGTCACATTCTCACACGCCAAGCCTTTCCAGAGACGCGCGCGTGGCCATTCTTTTGCATCTTGCGCGGGCTTCCATGCCGCTTTGGCATAAGTCACGCCCTCCGATTCCAATTTGGCATAGGGGTAGCACAAAATCCTGCCCGATGGGAGCGCATACCACAGGTGTTGACCATCAAACAAATATGTGATACGGCCAGCCTTGAACTCACGCCCCTTGTTTCTCATTGCTCGGGTGTACGATTCCTCAAGCGCAGACCAATAAGGTACAGCCCATGGGTTAGCCCGACGCCAGCCGTCAACCATTCGCTTGGCGACGGGTTCAGGTAAGCTAATACCATAAGCGCGGCCCATAGCGGCAAAAGCGCCAACGCCTCCGGCAAAGCCACAAGCCAACTCTTGAACCTTGCCAATCTGTCGTTGATCTTTGGTAACGTCATCGACGCGGACGTTAAACGTCGCTGCTGCGTTAACTTTGTAGACGTCTTCACCAGTTCTGAATAGTTCCAGTTTGTCGTCCCCACGGCCAGACAGCCACGGGTTAACGCGGGCTTCGATGGCCGCCCAATCGGCAACGACAAGGTGCTTGCCTGCGGCTGGGATAAGGGCGGGTCTGAGCATGCCTTTGAGTACATCGGTAACGCGCTTTCCATACCGAGGCACGATTGCGTGTCCTCTGACCATGGCATGCCGAACTTCTTCGGGTTCGTCAGCGCATTTGCGCGTAAAGTTATGAACTTGTGCGCCATAGCTGCTTGCTCGACCTGTTGCCGAGCCTCCAGCAAATACGAACGCTCCGCGTACCCGCGCATCCTCCTCATCTGCCAGACTGGCGAGTCGATTGAATTTCGCCACGGAGGATGCCCAGAGGTCGTCTGCGCATTGGATAACTTCTTGGACATCGGCTGGGACTTCATCGGGGTTCTCCATCAGTAAAAGGTTTGCACGAACTGTCTTGTCAATCGAATACTTGCCGTCTTTCTCCATCAGCTTCTTGGCCTCTGGCCCGACGCGCTCAAGCACCCACTCGCGCATGCGTGGGGAACGCACTGACGCGATAGCGCCCTGCGTGACTTCTTGCACGATCTGTTCGATCTCAATGAGTTCGTCTGAGGCGTACTTCACGGCGGCGTGGCACAGCGGCACGTCGACCAACACGCCGCGGTCGTTGATCTTTTCATTGACGTGATAGTCGGCCAACTCATCAGCAGACAAGTCACGCATGGCCTTGCTGATCGCACGCATGGCGCGCACGTCCTGCTCACAATACTGGATCATCTCGGCCATGAGTTCAGGCGAGTCTTTGAATGGCGGCACGCACATCAGGCGAATGAGTTGCGCGCCGCGGTGGTCTTTCTTCATGGACGCGCCAGCAAAGCGGCCAACGTCCTCCAGACTGCCAGGCGCGCAGTTGGCGCGGGCTTGCGTGGCGGTGCAGTAGAACTGTTCCAACTTGAAGTTAATCTGCAACACGTACCAAAAAATCAAGCGCTCAAACGCCGCGTTGTGCGCACGGATCTGGCCTGTGTAGTTGCGCACACGTTCGGGGAAGGGTTGGTCGGGTGTCCATGTCACCACTTCCTCATCATCAAAAGCGTAGGACATGCAGAGGACTTCCGTCGACATATCTTGAGCATAGTTGTACACGCCCTTGGCGCGTAGGTCGCACTTACTGCGCGTCTCAAAATCTAACCAAAGCATTATTTAATCCCGTGAGCGGCTTCAATGGCTCGGGCAAAGTTGTGGGCTAGTGCGTTATCTTGTGGCCGTAACGATTGCCCAGTTGCGCCCCAATAGACTGTTGCAATAGCCTCATGCGTCAACGGCTTACGCTCGGGCAGTGTCAAGGGATGAAATTGGGAATAGATAACCACGTTGCGTCCATCTGGCCGCATCCTCATTGCTACAACATGCGTACCTTCATCAGTTACATCCACGCCAATAGCCACGTCTGTTTTTTGCTTCATAAGCATCTCCTTTCCAATGGGCGCTCATAACACCCATCAGAAAAAGTTAGATGCTACGGCGACGACGCGCTGGAGCCTCTGCCTTCACTTCCACTTCAGGCGCTTCTTCACCTTCCATAGAAACCCATTCGACAACTTCAAACACTGGCGTGTAGATCTTGCCGTAGGACTTGTGACTGTAGTGATCCTTTTTCAAACGAATCACTGGCACTGGCTTGGTCTGGTCTTTCTCGACCTGCTCGGCCAGAGCAACAGCCAAGGTCTGAACTGCACGCTTGCCGCCCACTGACGTGGTGGTAAATCGCGCTTCCATGCCCTTGTCTTCGCCTGAGATGCACTTGAGGGACATGCCCACTTGAGTTTCCCAACCCTTCTTGGCTTGAGGTGGTGCCTCATCCAACTCAGGCAAAGGATTGCTCACGCTTGTCATCTTCTCGCCCAGCACTTCACCGTCGCCCCAAGCGATGAAACCATGCACAAATGAGAAAGGATTGACGGCCCACACTGCGTCGTCTTCTACTTCGGTTTGATCAGCGCCGAAGACCCAATGGCCAGTCTTGTCCATCTTGAGGATGACAACACCAGCTGGGCCTACGTCGGCTTGAATCGAACGCAAAGCAGTTGACAGGGTGGAAACTGCTGGCAAGCCAGCTTGAGAGAACGCTACTAGATTTGACATTTTTAGTCCTTACTGAAGTTTAGAAAGGGCAGCAGATAACTGTTTGCCCAGGAGCATCACTTCGGGGCGTGGATCATCCGCGCTTGCCAAAGTGTTACCTGAAGAAATGGCGACCACGAGGTCTTCTGGTAGGCCGATCTTGCGCTTCTTCAGCGCCTTCTCGGCCTTCGCAGGGGAGACGACAGAAGTCTCCATCACTTCAGATTCTGTGAGGCCGTATGCGAACAAGGCAACTTTCGCCTTCTCCTCATCCGACCATGATCTGATGGCACGCTTGGCCACCAATTTGTATTCAGGCAACTTAGCGCCAGACTCCAGCATCTGCAATGCAAGAGCGCGCAAGTCCTTGATCCATTCTTCAAGCATATCAGCGTTCTTGAGGTACGTGCTGATCTGCTGCGCAGGCAAGTTGTCAATCTGAACTTTAAGCGCACGGTCAACAGCGCCAGTCATCTTGGGGCAGATGGGCTTGGCCGCACACCAACGGCAGTGATCACCTACGGCCAACTGCGCGTTAGGTTTTTCTGCTGCGTGAACCGCCTGCACCAACTCTTGCTCAAACCGCGCGATGCGTGCAGGTGTTGTCACCCAGCGACGCACTTGTGGGGGCTGCACAATCACCATCTCGATCTCTGTTGCGCCGTCAAAAGCCCACTGCGCTTCTTTCGTGCGCATGGCGGCTGCGGCGTAGAACATCAGCTGAGGGTTTTCTTCAACCTCAACCATAACGCCATCGCCAAACTTCCAGTCCAGTACAACGGCACGATCGCCAACGCGACCAATAAGATCAGTAGACCCAAAAACCCCAGGCAACAAGTCGCCAAACCCCACTCGGGTTTCGACTTCGTATTCCATGGTCTGATCGGGGTCGATTGCATCTAGCGCCTCCAGTGCTGGTTTGACTTTTTCGTCGATCAAGTCTTGCGTGAGGATTTGATCGTTATAGCGCGCGCCAATGAACTTTTCGGGCGCTTCACCGGAGGTCAAGATTTCCTCCATGGTGTTGTGCAAAAGTGTACCGCGATCTGCGTGTTCGCTTGAGGGCTTGGGCGGCATCTTTTGCACCAGTGCCACACTGCCTGGGCAGTTGATGACGCGCTTGGCTGTTGAGCCGCCTACGATGTTACTGTGCAGCATTGCGTGCCTCCATCATAAAGTCAGCCAATTGATAAGCGTTGGCCGCAACAACAAAGTCGTCGCAGTCTTCTAATTTGTGATTGGTGATGATGGCTTGCATAGCCTTGGCCGCAAAGTAGTCGCGCAGTGTCATGCCTTTATTACCTACAATTTTTTCACCATCGTCAACCGACCATGGAAATGCTGATTCGTTCATTTGATTTTCTCCTATTGAGATTCAAATGTAGCACAAAAATAATTGTTGTGCAAATGTTTTTTACATGTATACTTCACGGCATGCGAGAAAAAGAAATTGAAACGTATTTTGATTGGGCGGTGCAGCGCATCGGCGGCAGGACTTGGAAGTTTACATCTCCAGGTCGCAAAGGTGTAGCAGACCGCATTGCGTGTTTACCCGATGGCCAGACATGGTTTGTCGAGTTGAAAACAAAAGGTGGCAGGCTGTCCGAACTACAAAAGTTGTTTGAGATGGACATGATGCTGTTGCGTCAGAACTACAAATGTATTTGGACTAAGGAACAAGTTGATGAGTGGATTAGAAGCGTTAGCGCTTAATTTGCGCAGCTTACATGACAGCGCAATGGCCAACGATGTCGTGCTTGCACGGGGCATGGCGCACGCTAAATTTGACTTAATTTGGAAGCGCAAAATAATGACGCGCCGCCAAGCATACGTGTGGCTTCAAGACGCCATGGACATGACAGAGGCGCAAGCGCACATGGAACACATGGATGCCGCGCAATGTAGGCAAGTGATTGAAATTGTAAACGAGGCTTTCCCATGCTTGCGCTAAGACCTTACCAAGAGACAGCCGCTGATTTTCTCTACGAACATGACCGCGCCATGATCTTGGCGCCAGTGGGTGCGGGCAAGACCGCCATCACACTGACGGCCATGTGGGAGATGATCCGCGACGGCCACGTCAAGCGCTGGCTGGTGCTGGCGCCCAAACGCGTCTGCACCGACGTGTGGCCAGTCGAGCGCCCCAAGTGGGCTGACCGCTTGAGCATGGCTGTGTGCGTTGGCACGCCTAAGCAGCGCTTGGATGCGCTCAAGAGCAACGCTCAGGTGGTCGTGACCAACTACGACAACTTGCAGTGGCTGGCCGAGCAAAAGCTGAACTTTGACGGCGTGGTGTTTGACGAGTTGACGCGTCTTAAGAATCCCAGCGGCACACGCTTCAAAGCGTTCCTCAAAGTGGTTGACTCTATGACGACGCGCTGGGGTCTGACTGGCTCATTTACCAGCAACGGTTTGGAAGACGTCTTTGGCCAGTGCAAGATCGTTGACCAGAGCCTGCTTGGCCGTTCCAAAGGCGCGTTCATGCAGCAGTACTTCGTGCTGATCAATAAAGAATTCGGTGAGTGGGCGCCGCGTGTCGGGTCGTTGGCCCGCGTGATGGACGTGATACGGCCTGCCACATTTGTCTTGGAGGCGGGGGACTATAAGGACAAGTTGCCGCCTTTGCATACTGTCGAGTTGCAATGCACCATGGACATGAAGCCGTACAACACGATGAAGAAAGACTTCGTGCTGGAGGGCATCACGGCGGTCAACGCGGCGGTCGTCACGGGCAAGTTGCAACAGCTGGCGTCTGGGTTTGTGTACGACACGACGACCACGCCGTCTGACTCGCCTGGCAAGTTCAAAGTTGATCAGCGCCCGATCTGGTACAGCTTGCACAAGTTTGAACGCCTTGAAGAATTGTTAAACGAGAACCAGCATGCCAACACCATTGTCGCCTACACCTACCAAGAAGAACTTGCCGAACTCAAGCGCCGCTTTGGATACTTGCAGACCCTTGACGACGCCAACGTCATTGAGCGATGGAACGCTGGAAAAGTCAGGCTACTGGCCGTCCATCCAAAGTCAGCCGGCCACGGACTCAACCTCCAGCACGGCGGCTGTCACATGGTGTTTCTGTCACTGCCGTGGAGTCTGGAGTTGTACGAACAGACCGTTGGCCGTCTGCACCGCAGCGGGCAAGCGCACGATGTGTGGGTCTATATCATGCTGACCGCCAAGACGGTTGATGAGAAAATCTGGGCCGCTTTGCATGACAAGCGCGCCATATCTGATATTGCTATGGAGGAACTTAGAACATGAACATATTTGTCTACACCAAGTCGATGTGCCCCAACTGCACGTCGGCTAAGAAGCTGTTGCAGTCCAAGCGCTTGCCGTTCATCGAGTGCGACTTTGACGATCCGGCTGTGCGTATCCCTTTCCTGTTTGCGCATCCCGACGCCAAACAAATGCCGCAGATATTTTTTGATGATCAGCGCGTTGGAGGCCTGGCTGGCCTGCAAGCCGCGCTCAAACAACTGGAGTTATGAATGAAACGCATTGACCAATGGAAAGCCAAACTCAAAGTGGCCAAAGCAGAGTTGCGCATACGCAACAGAGAAGCCAACGCCGCCACCCGCGCCTTGATGCACGTAGAGACGACGATCAAACAACTGGAGAAGAAAATTGACAACTACATGGCGAAGCCTTAACAGCCAACTCAGCAGGATGAGCGAGGAAGAAGTCCTCAGACTGCTTAACGAAGAACGTGAGGGCGCCAAGCGCGTCACCATGCTAGAGCGCCTTCATCAGCGCTACAACACCCTGCGCGTTGCGCGGGAGAGACTTGAACTACTCAAAGGAGCAACACAATGATCAACTGGACACCACCCCAAGGCACTAAAATAACCTACCCTACCAAGAGTCTGAAAGACCCTGCGTTCACCTACCGCCGCGGCTCGGACGTGCAGGCGCGCTGGCGTGAGCATGGTTGGACGCCACCGTTTGAAAACACCCAGCCGGCAGAGAAGGCGCGCTGCCAATGATGCACTCATTACAACTTGGCCGTGCCAATCCGTCGCACCAATTCAAGTTCTGCGCCAAGTGCCAGCAAGACAAGCCGCCAGAAGGCGGTATTGACATGGGCGCCAAGTGGCACTGCCAGAACTGCTGGAACAAACGTACAACGTCTAACAACCTCAAACAAAATCGTGCCACGCCCAAAGCCGCCTGAACCCCTTGTGTCTCGCTACATCCGTCTGTCCGACTCTGAATGGAAAGCCTTCAAAGAGATGGGCGGCGCGGACTGGCTGCGCAGGATGATGAACACACGCCCGCGGCGGTACTACGAAGTCTTCGAGTACGGCCCGTCAAAAAAGGAATTGAATGACTAACATGCCTGATTTCTCTACCTGGAGCCAAGCCAACTTGGCCAAGTTTGCGCAAGAGGCCTACGCCAAACTGTGTGAACAGGACGACCGCATACAGATGCTGCAATGCGATCTGAAGACCGCCATCGAAGCGTACCGAGCGCTAACTAAGGAATAAGGCGCGCTCGTCTATGCGGCGGTTTTGCAATCCCTTGAGGACTTTGCCGCCCGCCATGCAATACTTCAGGAGTTCTTCGGCGGCGCCTTCTTTGTCGCCCCGAAGAACTTTCTGACGAAGCGTCGAACGCTGGAGTGTTCCCAGACCGACGTTAAAACTAAAAGACACAAGAGCGTCAAACATCCCTTGTGTAAGAGGAGCAGGACAGAAGCGCTCCACTCCACGTTCAAACCGATCAAGGTCGCGTCTAAGAATCCCATCTACTTCTTCTTTGGTAAACGTCCGATTGTCTTCAGGATGAAGCGCGTAAGCGCCCCTTTCAGGTAATAGTATTTTGATTTGATCAGGATAAAGAACATGCCCGACTCCTATTGTCCACAGCTTTGCTGGGCACTGGTAAGGTTTAAATCGCACACCCTCATGGTGCTTGATCATCTCAATGGCTTTGGGGCTGACGTTCATGCTTTACCGAACGCGCGGCCACCAAAGTGGAAAGTAATGATAGCAGCGAACATGATGCGCGTGTCTTCATCCCACAGCATGTTGGCCATCTCGGTAAACGGCGCGTTTGTGCGCCAGCCGTGGATAAAGATGCCAATGTCGATCAAAACCAGCAGCAAGAAAAATCCCAGCGTCAACACCGAGCGCGTTGCGGCGCGCAGGTCAGTCACCCACTTGGACGAGCCTTGGCCGATGGCGACGTCATGCGCGTAAAGGGCTTGCATCTCGGCTTGTTGCGCGCCAATAACCGCTTGGGCAGTCTGGGCTGTGGTCTGCATCTCAATCTGGTCGCTGTGAATTGCCTCAATGCGCTCTTGCGCTTCCAGGCCAGCGCGTTTGAGTTCTAATTCGCGGTCGATCTGCATACGCGCCAGCGCCAGTTCGTGTTTCTTGTCGTCGCGGTCTTTGAAAAACTCCAAAAACTTGGGCGTGCCCGACATGAGGAAAGATATGAGGGTTGACAGTAGGGTAAGCATTACAGTCCTAACATTTTTAAAAACTTGTTGACGATCTTGTCGGACAGATCGTTGGGCAGGAAGCGCAGGAAACCGACGGCGTACCAAGCCACGCACATGCGCACGAAGACTTTAAGAAAGAGGTCAAACTGTTTCTGGTACTCATTCACCGACCGCACCTTCCGTGAGCGCACAAGTCACGCAGCTCAGTTATAGCAAAAGCCATGAACGTGAGCAAGGCGACGACTGCCAAGCCGCCAATCAGCCACGCCATTTGTTCGGCTTCGGCTTCCTTTTGTTTCTTTTCTTGCGCGCGCAAGGCGGCCATCTCTTTGGCGTCGTCCCTGTCCATCTCGGCTTGTCTGGCTTTGATCTTGTTCCAGACGTCAATCTTGCCGGTCTGCATGAACAGCATCTTGAGTTCTTCTTCAAACGCCCGCGCTTGCTCAAGCGCCATCTCAATTTGAAGCGCGGCCCCCATGTTGGAGCCTTTTTTAGTTTTAGCCTGAATCAGCGCCTTGGTCGCAGTGGACTTAGCGTCGAACAGTTTGCCCAGCATGGGCGCAAGAGAACCAAGGTCATTGGCCACCTTGCTGGCCTTCTTGACCATCCCAATTGCGCTTTGTAACCCTTCAAGCGCTGCTATGGGATCGATTGGGATCACTTGTCTACCTTGCCGTCCAGTCGGTCAAAGATCTTGCCAAGCATGTCTTTGACGTCGCGCATGTCAGCGCGGTAATCTTCGCGGGCCACGTACGTGTGCGGCATCGCCCGCACGTCCGTGTCCAGACGCTCAAGAGAACGGTAGATGTTGTTCAGCACCCAGCCACCGAGAAACCCCGCAAGACTGACCGCGATGTTGAATAAAACTTGGGTATCCATTATTTCACCAGCGCGTTTTGAATTTCTTGTTCGGGCGTCAGCATGTTGCGCTGAAATGCACGGGTTTTCGGGCCTTGGCCACCACGTTTGACAGGCCGCGCGCCAAGCGCGTCTTGCAACTGCTCGGCCAAGTCCATCATTTGTTCACGCTTGATCAGCGCGTCCTGACGCAAACGCTCGTTTTCGGCGCGGGCGGCGATGTCTTGAAACGCTTGGGCTTTTTGACGGGCCTTTTCTATCGAATCCTGCACCCAAGCACGGTCTTGCATTTTGGCGGCGATGGCTTTGTCAGACAACGTCTTCATGCCAGGCACAACTTCAGCCAGATCAGCTTTGGCTTTGTTCCACGCGATCTTTTCTTCGGCTGTCATGTCAAACGCTTTGCTAACGCCACGTTCAAATGTTGTTTCGCCTTCGCGTTTTGTAACACGTGTATATGGTTGCGCGCCAGTCTTAGGCGAAATTGTTTGTGTCTTAAACGTGGTGCTTGGCTGTTCAATTACTTGACCAGACATCTTGGCGACTGCCGATTCCAACGCGGAAGGCAACACGCCACCTGCGCCAGCAGTCGGTGCAGGAACCAAGTTACCTCCTGCGTCAAGTACAAATTCAACACCACCACGCGCGGGCTGACGTGCGGCGGCTTCTGCCGCGGCCTGCTGTGCTTCGGCTTGCTGACCCAAGGCGCGTGACATGTTAGCGGCGCGGGCGCGTTCGGCAGCAATGCCGCCCATGGTACTTTCAGCCGATGGCGCAGGCAACGCGTTCAGCATGTTAGGCGCAACAGGTGTTACGCGGGGGCCATATTGTTCACCGACTATGGTGAAGTTAGGCGGCGTAAACGTCTGCTGTGAAAAATCAAATGGAACCATTTGATTAGGGTTGTAATTAATTGCCGCAGGGTTGTCGCCCATAGGCACGGGACGATAGTCTTGCGGCACGGCGTATTGACGCTGAAATTGAGGCGTTGTCATGCGACGCGCTTGCGCCGCGCCCAAAATATTACCCGCGGCAGCGCCAGCCGCGCCGCCTGCAATTGAGCCACCTAAACCTAACGGCGAAAATAAGATCGCGCCAGCAGTGCCACCAACACTTGACCGTGTTAATTTTTCACGCCATGACGGTGGTTTGGCAGTACCGCCTTGCGTAACGTCGGGGAAGTTGGCCGCTACGTTGGCGATCTTGCCAATCGTGCCGCTTAAGGGTTTGCCTTCTGACGCCATCTTAGCCAACACTTGCGGGTCAATAAGACCTGTGGCCATGTCTGTGGCGCGCTCGTAATCATAAATCTGCGCCATGCGCACACGCGCTTTTTGCAAGTCAGTCAGCACACGTGGATCGGTTACGTTAGCGTCGATCAGTTGCTCTAATGTATTGGCCAACTTCATGCCTGCATCAGCTTCTGCAATTTTGGCAGGGTCGGGTGCAAGGCCGGCTTTTTGTGACTGGTAAGTGTTGTTTGCGTTGCGGCGCAGTTGACGAATATCTTGCAAAACCAAGTCGCCAGACCGACCTTCATTGAGCATAGTTTGCACGCTGTCAACCAAATTGTTGACTGCGGCAGACGCGCCTTTATCGCCGGCCACAACAGGAATACGCGCGCTTTCTAAGTTGCGTACGATGTCATCTGTAGGTTGCAAAACAGGCAACTTACGCACTACGTCGTAAGGTTTGCTGGCGGCGTCCAAAGCTGTCTCAAACGCCGCGGCGTCCAGCTTAGTTGTTGTTGGCAGGCCAAGATCTTTTTTGACCACGTCTGTAATGACAGGTAAATTATGCTTGGCCAGATTGGACTCAAGGTTAGAACTGCCCGCCACAGACGCGCGCAAGCGGTTGCCGGCGGTGGGGTTAGATACCGCTGGATTAAGTGCAATACCCAGATCTGCCGCATCTTTAGCCGCGTCAATCTGTGTTGCATTTTTCAAACTTTGCTGAACGCGTTGCTCTTGCTTGGCTGCCGCACGCGCAGCAATTGGCGCACGCGCTGTAGTTGCGGCCGATTGAATAGCAGGCGCCATACCGCGTTGGAGATCGCCCAATACGTTCAGGGGCACGCCTTGCAAACCAGTGGATGCAAGCGCGTTGCCAATCGTTTCTGTCTGCTGGCGTGCAGTAGGACTTAACGCAGGCGCAAAGAACTCCGATACTTTTTTACCGACGTTTTCGCCTGCGCGGATACCTTCTTGCGTGCCGTATTTGCCGCTAAAAAGTGTACCCCCAATTTTAGCGCCCTCAACAATAGGCGCAGTGATGGCGCTAGTGGTAAGCGCCACCGCTGTCTCAAGAGGCGCAAGCAGCTTTTCTGAAAAAGACGCGGGCTTTGTTGGCTCTGCTGGTGCCGTAGGCGCGGGTACAGGTCCGCCGTAACCTGGAATTTGGTCAACTAAACTACGTCGTCCGACAGGTATACCGGCGCTAGGTTTAGGCGCCGCATTGAAAGTTTGAGCCGCAAACGCTTCTACTTGCGCAGGCGTCGCGTCATCTGGCCCTTCAAAAACGTGAACCGTACCATCTGGGCCTTGAACACGGTATTTGGTAGCCATTATTTACTGCTTTCTTTGCCAAGATATTTAACCCCGCCAGTCCCCTGTGTGGCAGCCGCAGGTTTAGCCGCCGCAGGTTTAGGTTCTTGTCCTGGTGGAGGGATCATGCCTGAAGTCAACATGCGGTTTTTAGCTGCTTGCCAGCCAGCCAAACGTTCTTCAATTGGCTTGTTAGCGTTAGCCACGTCACCCAACGCGGAAACAATAAATTCGCGATCGGTGTTAGAAATGCCTGCGCCCAATTTACCGCCTGCCAGATCAGTTGCAATTTGGTTGGCTGTGCCTTCAAGCGCAGCAATTGCTTGACGGCCAGAGGTACTGGTACCAAACAACGCGCCCATAGTTTGCGCAGTGACGTTTTCCAATATGCCGCTGGTAGATTTAGAGATAAGTTTGGAAATGTTATCTTCGCCAGTCGTGGGGTTGTAACCCGCAGACTGCAACGCTTTAATTGCAGCTTGCTGATCTTTAGTGTTCTGAATCTGCGGCGTTGGAATAAACGTGCCTTGTGGATTGTCTGCTGTCGGAGGTACAACAAAACCACCCGCAGCGGCGTTAAATACCGGTTTATTAGCCAGTTCGCGTTGCAGATTTTGACCTGCAATTTTAATTTGATTGCCTTGCTGGGCCACAGCAAGCTGACCTTTGCTAACGTTTAAAGATTCTTTTTGGAACGGCGTCATGCCAGTTGCTTGAGAAGGCAACACTTCTTTGCCGTAACTAGGGCTGTTTGGATTTTCATCCAAGAAAATAATACTGCCGTCAGCACGTCTTACTTCTTTTGGTTTAGGCGCAAAAAGCGTCAATTGATCTTTAACTTTTGTCGCCGCTAACATTTCGCGTCTGACAAAATCAGGATCATACGTTTCTGGCAATGCTTTAGGATCGCCGCCCAGCGCCGCCAACTTAGGCTTGGCCGCTTGCCAAGACGCGTCGTCTTTAACTGTGCCGTAGATGTTCGCGGCGGCGTCTGTGACCTTAGCGGTGTAATCTATTTGTTTGATTTTTTGCTCAAGCGCGGCGGCGTCTTGCTCGGCCAACGCCTTAGCGTAACCAAGGCCTGTTTTACCAAATTTTGTAGCCAATTCAGCGCGCACCTCTGGTGCCTTAACATCCGCGCCAGCCAAATAGTTACGCACGCCTTCTTCCTCTTGACGAGCGCGTTCATATTCAGCCATTTTCATGGCGTTCAACTGATTGGCTTGTTGCGCGCCTTGTAATTGATACATTTGGCCAAGCGCGTTGACCGGCGACTCCATTTGAAATGGACGGACTTGCAAAGCAATAGATGGGTCAAGAGCCATTATTGATTACCCCCAACGCTAGAAAAATATGGACTTATGGCCGCGTCTGCGTTTGACATGCCGCCTGTACCAAAACGCTGCAACAGTTGATTGTTTTGATATAAATTAGCGGCGTTACTTAAACCACCAGTTAACGCGTTAATCCCGCCTACGTAACCGGACGCGCGCGCGTTACCTGCACTGGTCATTAAATTACCGACATTTGCGCCATAACTACCGGCATTAGCGCCTATGGTGTTTGCAGATGTTTGCCCAATCCCTGCTAGGCCTGCAAGGCGGTTGTACGCATTACCAAATTCTTGCGAAGCAAAGTCTTGACCGTAACGTTGTGCGGCCTTTAAAGCGGCGCCGCTAATCAGGCCGCCACGCGCCGCGGCTTGACGGTCAAGCGCTTTCATGCCTTCGCCAAAACGAAACTTATATGATGGATCCATGTAATTCATCACGTCGCCAGATTGAAGTTTGGCAAGAGCGTTAACCCCCGCTTGTCGCCATGGCTCTTGTAGTTCAACTTGTTTGTTGAATATCTCGCGTTGAAGTTGCGTAGCCTGATCAGCCGTTTGCGCTTGCATACCCGCGGCTTTAGACGCCGCGTTTGATGCGTCGACGCCGCCGCCAAGGCTTGCGCCCATCATGGCGCCCGTAGGGCCGCCAAGCATAAAGCCTGCCGCACCGCCTAATAGTGTTCCGAGAAAACTCATATTGATCTCCAATTACATCGCAGCGATGACAAACGCGAGGAGTTCCTCGTATCGTACACCAAGAACCGTTACGTCGTCGATAACATCTGAGCAGAACACGCCGTAGTTGTTAGCGTCCAAACCTTCAGCCGCAAAAGCCGCTTGCACGTCTTGAGCGAGAACGCCCACGTGTTTGCGTGCGCCTGCGCCCTTGGCCGCCACGGCGTCTTTGAACTTGAAGGTTTTGAACAAGCCCTTGATGCGGCGGGCCACAGCCAACTCAGCAGCTGTCAGATCAGCAATCTCAGTCTTCTGGTTTGCGTCAGACGTGTTGATTGTGCCTGTGGTGGCGTACACCGTCGTCCAGCGGAAACCGGACGAGCCGCAGGTCATGGTGTTGTCAACGCTAGGCGCAAAGTTGGTGCTGCTGTTGACAAACACGCCTTGGCCAGAACTGTTGCCAATCGCCACCAAACTGGTAGACGAGTTGAGCGTGTAGCTGCTGGTTGTCAGTGTGCCGCCAGACAAGTTGGCCGCAGTGGACGCGCTTGTCGCAGTCGCGGCGCTCGTTGCAGTTGTTGCAGATCCGGCGGTTGTGGCGTACGTAGCAGTCGCGGCGTTACCAGATGTGTTCTGGTTCAGCGTTGGGAAAGTACAGTTGGCCAAGTTACCGCTGGAAGGCGTGCCCAATGCACCGCCAGATGCGACGGGGGTAAACCCTAACGCACCTGTAACGTCGCCGCTAGACAACGTAACTGCGCCTGTGCGAGTGTTAAACGACGAGACGCCAGCAGAAACAGGCGACGCCCAAGTGCCGTCGTTACGCAAGAACGTCGATGTGCTGCCAGTTGGCGCGGTGATGGAATACGCACCCCAGATCAATTGATTCTTAAGGTACAGGGTTTTCCATGCGTAACCAGACGCGCCCAAGTTAATGGTGTCGTCAGCCGCAGGAATAAACGACGTAAAGCCGCCGCCAGTAAACATGGCCGCATAGCTTGTCGAGTTACCAAACACAGCCGTTGCAGTGGTTGACAAAATACCTGGGTAGCTGCTACCGGTTACGCTACCAACGGTCAAGTTGTTGATCGTTTGGTTGGCGGTAAAAGTGTTGGCGATGCCAGGATTGACTGGTGTGTAGCTAAGCGCGGTTGTGACATCGGTGCTAGTAAGCGTCACAGCGCCTGTGCGGGTGTTGAACGACGACACGCCGCCGCCCGCCGCAGGAGGGACAGACCAAGTGCCGTCGTTACACAAATACTTGGTTGTGTCGCCTGTTGGCTGAACAATGCCGTAGCCGTTCCAAGTCAATGTGTTGCTCAAATACAACCCATTCCAGCGCTTTGTAGCGCCGCCCAATGTCAAAGCGTTGGTGGCGTTGCTGTCCGCGCTAGGTTGGAAGTTGGCGCCGTTGAAATCAATTGCGCGGGGTGTGGCAGCAGTACCGTTGTTGGTCAGGTACATTGTGCCGTCGTAGGTGGCAATGCCCATAGGGCCGCCAGGCGTTGCACCGCCCACGCCGATACCGTTACCAGCCGCTGTCTGACCGAACACGCCGTTAAGCGTAGTGACGTTGCCAGCCGCAGTGACTTGCGCCAGTGTGGGTGTTGTGCCGCCCGTGCCGTTGGCCGCCGCGGTGATACGACCGTAGGCATCGACGGTGATGTTAGCGCTAGTGTATGAACCAGCAGTAACTGTCGTAGCCGCCAAGCTGATTGTGCCAGACGTTGTAATCGTGCCGCCGTTCAAGCCTGTGCCAGCCGTGATGCTGGTAACAGTACCAGAGCCAGAGCCAGAAGGTGTAGCCCATGTACCGTCGTTACGCAAGAAAGTGGTGGTTGAGCCAGTTGGTGCAGGGATCGCGTAGCCGTTCCATGTAAAGGCGTTCTTCAAGTAGAAGCCGTTCCAATTATTAGCCGAGCCGCCCAAGGTCAGCGCAGTTGCAGCGCCTGAGTCAACGGCAGGTTGGAAGTTAGCACCGTTAAAGTCAATTGCGTAAGTTGTCGCAAGTGCGGCTGTGTTGGCCAAATACAAGCGAGAAGCGTAAGAGCCAATGCCCGCAAACGCTACGCCGCCATACGTATTCGTACCGATAACAATACCGGTCGTTGTGCCGTTGCCGCCAAAGATACCGTTTAGTGTCGAGGTGTTGCCCGCAGTCAATACAGACTGCAAAGTGCCGCCACCACCGCCACCGCCGATGGGCGTGCCGGACAAGTCAGCATATACAGACGCCTCGACAATACCTTCAAAGCGGTTAGGCGCGCCTTGTTTGTACTGGTCAACGGCGCTGTAATATGTACAGCCCACCATGGCCAGTTTAAAGTCGCCCGACACGTTGTTGATTGTGGGGCGTGAACTGCTTGGCGTATAACCAGACAAGCCAGCCCAGCCGCATGACTCAAACGTGATGGGAAATGCGTAACTGGACAACGACGCGGCCAAATACACTTGTTGCTGAGGATAGCTTGTGCCAAGGGCACTGAAACTACAGCCGGTCAACACGCCGTTGATGCCTGGGCGTGAAACTGTTTGCTGTACTTGGAACTGCGCTTGACCGCCGTTGCCTTCAAAGTACACGCCGCTAATCGTAAAGCCGCTGGCAGACTGCTGGGCAATGTTGCCTCCCACGTCGACCAACGCCAAGCCCCACTTGCCGCTAGACAAGTCAGTACCTGCGCCGTTGGCCTCAATAGAGCCGCCCGTGTAGTTAAACGTGCCCGCGCCGATGACCTTGCCGCCATAAGCGTAGTTGTTGCCAACGGTGCAATTGGACATGGTAATTGCGTTAGGTTCAGACACAAACCCATACGCGGCGTTAGGCTCAAAATAGAAGCCGCCGGTGTTGTAGCGGATGACCATGTCGTTAAACGTGGATGACAAGACGTTTGCGCCGTACAAACCTGTGGCCCAGCCAGCCAGATAGACGTTGTCAATCGTGACAAACGCGATGTCTTTGAGCGCGATGCCCAGCTTGTTTAACTGGTAGCCGTACAACGTAAAGTCTTGGAACAAGCAGTAACCGGCGGGGTTAGCGTCGTAACCGATGACTTCAATACCGTTGGCGTTGGCTGTTTGGTAAATGGTCGTGGCGGCCATGCCATCGCCGCGCATAGAGGGGCGCTTGATGGGGTCTGTTGTGCCGCTGTTCATCGTGAACGTCAGCGCGGATGAGATCTTGTAAGTGCCAGCGGGCAAATAAACGCAGCCACCATAAGTGTCGGCTTGGTAAATGGCCGCTTGGATGGCCGCTGTGTCGTCGGTCGTGCCGTCGCCTTTAGCGCCAAAGTCCTTGACAGACACCAAGTCTTGCAACTTGTCGTTCAAAGTCTTACCGACCGCGCCTGGGATCACGCCCAAAGCGTAAGTTTGCTTAAAGCCAATCAAGGCGTCGCCAAGCGTGATGTCAGACTGGTTGGCCAATTCGGCCTTCAATATGTTGGCGTCGGTGATGCCGGGGATGTTGTCCCATGAGCCAATCTGCACTTGGTTGGCGTCTTGCAAAATGAATTTGTAGGCGTCGCCAGCGTTGAGCCAAACTTCTTCTTCCACGCGGCCAGCCGCGTTCAAAACGATTGGGTTGCTGTTGGCGGTCAAGCCAGTTGAAGACGTGTAAGTGGGCGCGGCTGTCGTTGTGCCGGCGGCAAACGAGTACAACAAACCGCCTGCCAAGGGCACGCCGTTGTCGTCGAAGAACTGCGCGCCAGCGCCTGCGAATAGGGAGATGTTGACAGTCATGGTTAACTCACTTCACGGCCAGATGAACGGATGTTGATTGCGCTTGCAGTCCCAGCAATTGTAGAGATGAAACTAGAAGGCATCAAGACTTGACCAACTAATTCTGGGAAAGTATAGACCTCAGAAGGCTGCAATGTTTTGGTCTTGGTGATCAAGTTGGCATTGCCTGCTGTGTCTGCGCCAGTTACCAAGTTGACGCTGATTGTGGCCGCTGACGCGCTGTAGTTGGTCGCGGTGAACTTGTCAATGATTGTGGTGACGCCAGACGCAGTGTATTGCGTGGTCTGGCTGTTTTCCGCAATCTTGGCGGGAATAAGGACTTTGACGGTAACGGTCATGCTGTGACTCCTTGGATTGTGGGGCCGGAAACGTAATTAACGGTCAGAATAGCAGACGGCGCTGCCGGACGGGTTGGGGTTGTTCCTGCGGGGATTGTTTCAATAAACACTGTCGACCCATGGGCATGCCATGCCAACTCAAAATAATCGCCGTCTTTCATCTCTAAAAAGTAATTAAGCGCAATAATGGCTTGGCCGTTAACCCCAGAGTGCTTTTTAGGGACTGTAACAACGCTGTTTGAGTTAGGCAGATCCGCACCATTGTATTGGAGCCAGATGTCGGTTTCATACTCGCTAGACGTATCAGTATTAGACAGCTGAAGGCTAAACTGAATGTTGTACGCGCCGGCTGAATCAACGTAAATTTTTGATGTGATCGCGCCTGTAATGGTCGTGGAGGCTACGGTTTGGCTAGGGCTAATAACGTACGCGCCCACGCCGCCTGGCGTGCCAGACGTCTGCGACACAACGTGCGTGTTTGCGGTTACGCCCGTGCCCGTCAAAAGCATGCCCAAACGAATAGTGCCAGACGTCATGGCCGACACGGTCAAAGTTGTCGTGGTAATTGAGCCTGTAAAAACAGCCGTGTCAGTTACCGAGCGCACGCCGTTTTGATACAAAGCTGTCCCAAACCTTACAGGATAGGCTTCAGTGGTTGAGCCGTCATACTGGTTTGTAGTGTCATAGAAACCACCATAAATGGGATGCGGCACTTGAGGCGTGTAAGACGGCGCAACGGCCAGCGCTTGCACTTGCTTTTGTAGTTCCGCAATTTGCGACTCTTGCGTAGACGCTGTTGGGGTAAGCGCTGCCTCAAACGCTACGTTAAGCGCTGTTGGGTCAGTTTGGGTTGGAGGGCCAAGCTGTAAGTCTGTAATTGAAAACTGGTTTGTGCCGCCGCCTGTCAAAACAAACAGGTTGTTCAAAAAGCGAAACCATTCACGCGAGATTGTGCCCGTGCGCTCATCCAAAAATGGAACACGTGGGGCAGGGATCTGCGTGATGTTAAGCATTTGTTGGACTTACGTGCAACTCAGCGCCCATGATGGCAACTTTGACGGGGTCAGTACCTGACACCTCATAGACGCGGTCACGGATCTTGGTGGTCATGCCAAGGCGGCGCCAAATGATACGCTGGCCAAACTTGCCGATGCCGCCCATGGACGTCCAGTGTTCGTTTGACCAATTGTGGCCACCGTCGTCTGACCAACGCAGCATGACCTTGGGGTCTGCCAAAGTGGTGGACGTAATTTCAGCGGCGATGTAATCGTTGTTTTGCGTGATCAGGTTGTCGCCTGACTGCGTAGTCAAGAAGAACACCTGCTCAGTTGTAAAGCCGTTCAGACCCACGCCAGACTCAGCATCTAGTTGCAAGCTGTGCTGAGATGTGCGCTTGAGGTTGTTCTGACCGGTGGGCAACGCGCGCCATGAGCGCAGCCATTTTTGAGGCGCGCCGTTGTCCGAATAGACGTCAAGGCTGTACTTGTAAATGTTGCCGTTTTCAAAGTCACCGACGATTGTTTCGCCGCCAAAGTTGCACTGGCAGTTAGAGCGGTGGCGTGTAAACTGGCCGTTGACAAGCCCTGCGCGCTCATGCCACGCCTGTGTGGCGGCGTCGTACACCCAAGTCGCGTTGGCGCTTGGGAAAGTCAGCACATAAAAGCCGTGGCCTTCTTGCTGATATGTATAGGCCACAGCGTCAGAAATGTTGCCGTACTGAGCAATGGCGTACTCAATGGCGTGCGTAGAAACGCGTTGGCCGGTGTAGCCGTTGGCCTTGTAGACGATGCCTTGGCCGCGCGCGTCAGTGCCCAGCCAAAACAGGCTGTTGTCCAACTTGGCGACAGAAAACGCGGCCACACAGCCGATCTCGTTGAACGCGCCTTGGATGCGTGTCAGGGGAAAGTCAGCAAGGCCGGCGTCGTACCAAACCTCAACCGAGTCAGTGCCAAACAGCCATGCTTCGCGGTGGTCGACGTTAACGCAAACCAAACCATCGGGCGAGCCTTCAGCGCTTGCAAAGTCAAGCGGGTCGATGGACGAGCCGTCCAGCAATGAAGTGACCCACACACGCTGGCTATTTGGCTCGTTAAAGACGAAATAGCCGTCAAGGTAGCCCACGGTCACAGCACCTGGGAAATCAGGGTCTGTGATTTGTTTAAATTCGTTTGTGGCCTCGTTATAGATGTAACTTGGGCCGTTGCAGGCAAAAAAGATCTGCGTGCCGTTGTCAGCAATCGACACAGGGCCGCCGTCAATGATGTTGCCCAACTTGACTGGCGTGGCCGTCGTGCTGGTCATCTTGTAGACTTCAGTGCCCGAGACAACGTAAAAGTCCGCACCGTTGGTCTGGTGCGCCCACAGCGCGCGGATGGGGCCAGAGCCAACAGTCTGAAGCAATTCCAGACCTGGGGCGCGGTTTAAAAAGCCAGGCTCTTTGCCACCCTCGGGAATGACCTCGGGGAACAAATTGACCATGCGGTTGTCCGCGGCGTTGATACTGCGGGCAACATAACTTGATCCAAGGATCGGCGTTTTCATCAGTAGTTACCAGCGTAGATGTTGAAGCGCTGGCGGTTGGCCACCAAAGCGTAAGGCAGTGCCATCACGTCATCTGGGTTGTTGATGCGTTTCAAGTCACGCTTGGAAGTCATGGCGATGCGCTGCACTTGTGGGCTTGGCTCAACGCCAAACTCAGGGGCAAATTCCATGGCCAAGTTGTACGTGAAGGCACGCAAATAGCCTGGTGGGAAATGCAGTTGCGTTGCCAACGTTGCAGGCTGATTCAATTCTTCAATCGAAATGAAATGCCACTCTAAATCCTGCGTAGGGCGCGGGTAAATAAACATCTCCACGTTGGGATACGTCATGTTGACGAAAATCACCTGTGGGTATGTAGACGTCACGGTCTTGACCGCAATGCCGTCGTATTGTTGCTGGTTGATGAACTTGATGCCGTACGACACACCATTGGGTGCTTTGAAGTACGTTGCGTCATCAAACAAGACAGGGCGGTTGCCCACAAAATCACCTGTTGGGCCAAGGGTGCGGCTGATCAGGCTAGAAGGCCAAGTAAAGACTTGATCTTGCGTAGAAAACACTGACAAACGCTCAGTGTTCCACGACTCAATCATCTGATTCATCGCCATTAAGGCGTCTTGCGACATGGAGGCCGATGGCGTCTCAGCCTCGGCCAAAATACCCAGCAGGCGAAGCGCGCGATTTATCTGATCTCCGGCGGTGAACGTAGACATTTAAAGCCCCTTTCTTGCAGCCCATCGGGCTTTATTGGCTACAGAAATTTTCTGCTTTGCTTCATCGGTGTGGTACCGGCCAGTGCTAGTAACGCTAATTTTGGCACGTGTTTCAGCAGAAATAATTTTATTTTTATTTAGCTCAGAAAGACGTTTTTTCTGTTCTTCGCTTATTGTACAAATGCCTTTTTTGGCTTTTGATATATTTTGTTTGTGCTCGTCCGAAAACACGCGATTTTTAGCCGCCGCGCTCATCTTAGCGCGTGTTTCAGCAGAATGTTTTGTGCCAAGTGGTGAATTAGCAGTAGGGCGTCCGTTGTACGTGGGCGCAAAAAAATTCATCCAAAATTGTTCGCGCTCAATCAATTCAGACCGATTGTCAACGTATTCAATAATTTCCCAATCGAAATGCTGTGCGCCATACTTATCATACGCGCGTTGAAGACGCTGGTTGTAATGAGATTGTTTAGCTAACGCGCAACGATGCGCGTTCCATCTACGGTTAACAGCCACGGCAGAACCAACGTACATGTCACGTGTTGTTTGATTCACGATGGCGTAGATGGCGGATGCCATGTTCAGACTCCTTCGGTTGCTTCCTCTGCCGGTTTACGGCGGCGCTTAGTCTCCAGTGTATTTACAGGAGCCACCTGAACAGGCGTGTCTGGATTGTAGCGCGTCCAGCCATTTTTTTCATCAGCTTCGGCCTCAAGTTCCATTGTTGCAACTTTGGCGCCGTGGATGGGGTGTACAAGTGTGATGTTCATAATAGAAAGGGGGTGATTAGCCCCCTTTGATTTAGCCGATGAGCCAAGCGGAGCCGTTACAGAAGACTGGAACGGTGTATGAGCCGCCACCAACGACGGTTGCGCCAATACCAGCGGTATAGGCGGCGTTAGAGTTGCTCACGACAGCGCGTGTTCCTGCCAAAGCAGTAGACGCGGTTGGCAATTGAGCAACTGTGTATAGCGTGTATTGAACGCTATCAACAGCAGGATCGGAATAAGCTACGCCGACGGGTTTTGTGTTTGCCATGATAGTTCCTTTAAAGGGGGCCGAAGCCCCCGTTTAATTAGGCAGTTTTATACACTGTCCAAGCAGCATCACCAGTTTTACGGAATGTAAACTGAGCGCTTGAAGTGACAGCCACGGCCACGAAAGCGTTGCCGCCGTCGGTGATACCAGTAGCAGTTGCCAAAGTTACAGCACCAGAAGAAGTACCAGTGTTGACCACGTTCAGCGTAAATGTGCTACCAACTTTAGCGCTGGTCACAACTGCGTCGATAGCAGCTGCGGTAGGCAAAGTGTAGGTAGCAGCAGATGTGCTGGGGTTAGCAACCAACAAACCACCAGTCACTTGAGCGGCTGTCAAAGTCGCTGTAGATGTAGCAGTTTGAGGAGCGGCTGAGTAGCCCATTGTCAGTTCGTTCAGGTTGCCGTCACCAAGTTGGTAACCGCCTGCGCCATTAGGTAAAGCCATGATAATTTCCTTTCAAAACAATTTTAAAAATCAGCCCCACATACGGACGGCCATTTGTGGACGGATTGTGTTATAGCCATACAACACGTCAATACGGCAAGGCATACGATCGTTGTTGATGTCGTATTGGCGAACAACACGCAAGGAAATACCGTTGTGAACGGCGCGAGCAGCCATGTCAACGCCTTGTGGCAACAACAAGTCAGCGGTTGCAAAAGTAATCGCATCTTTGTGGTAAACCAAGTTCTGAGCGTAAGAGGTAGAAGCTGCACCAACGAACACCACAGCTGCGCCGGAAGCGGGGAAGCTGTCCACAGTTGCCAAGGCATTTGTAGAAGTGTAAATAGGAGCAACAGTGATGTTACCAGCGCCAGAGCTGTCCAAAGTCACGTTTGCAGTAGCAACGAACTGGAACAAGGAACCTGTTGACTCACGTGTTTGTGGGTTAACAGCGTAGCAGCCAGCAACGGTGAACACGTCGCCGATCTTCACGGTGCCAGCGTTACCGCCGCCAGTAATGGCGATGGTTGTAGCGCCTTGTGAAGACACAGAAGCAGACAAAGTAGCACCAGTAGCGCCACGCGAGCCAGTTGTGAACTGCTTGATAGACTGAGACATGTTGATCTCGTCAAAGCCGAGCACACCAGTGCCCATCATGCCATTCTTGAATTGGCGGCTGATGGTGTCTTGTGGGTTGAACAGACCTTTCAAGCCTTCAACCAAACCAGCGTTGGCTGCGGGGTTGACGGTAGCGTAACGTGGTGACATCACGGCTGCGTTTTCGTTCAGCTTCTGCTGGGCTTGGAGCAAGACCAAAGAAGTAGAAGGAGTTGTACCAGGTGTACCAACGGAGTTACCAATGCCAAGGTAGGCGTTAGCAACGTCAGCGTCAATGCTGGAGGCCAACTGGCTGATACGAGGCTTCAACACACGCTCTGCGAAGTCGTCCAATTGCATGGTCAATTCAGCAGATGTGAAGTTAACGCCGATGTGCTTTTGTGAAGCAACAGTCAGTGTGGTGTACTGCTCGTTGTCGTCTTGCACTTGCAAGGCGGCGCCGTCAGTTACCAGAGCGCGGTCGGGCAAACGGATACGCAGTGTGGAGCCGATCTTAGCGCCTTCAACAGCGAAAGAGTCGTCGTACTGGCGGTTCACGTTACGTGTCAAAACCAGGTTATTTTCCAAGATCTCCAGCGATTTGCGGGTGATCATGTCAATCGTCAGAATACTATTAGACATGTTAGTCCTTTCAAAAAATTAGCGGTTGCGTTGCGCTTCCCATTTTTTAATCTGGCGTTGACGTTCAGCTTCGATCCATTGCGAGGTTGTCATGGACTTGACTGACCGTGGGTCAGTCGTGTCATGGCTCGTTGGGCCAGTTGAACGTGCAGTGACCGGACTAATCGGTGGTGGCGCGTTTGAAGTTTTTTTGACCGGAGGATCAGAGGCCAATTTGGCTTCAATCTTTCCAATCTCTTTGGCCTGCAAAAAAGGCGACAGTCGGGAGATTCGAGCGGCTTCCTTAACGTTAGATCCTAAGTAGTAAGCTACTTCGGGGCCAACGTCTGAGGCGTAGATCGCTTCAGCCATGACTTCAGTGATGGGTACGTTAGGGTTACGGGCTACTTGATCGTAGTCGTCGTATTTGTCCCTGACTTTTTCCTCACTGTCGGCATAAGCCTCCATGATCTCGGCTTGTTGCTTTGCAGCATCTCGTTGAGCGACAAGTTCTTGGGCCTTTTGAAGTGCTAACGCTTGCGCGTATTCTTCAGGGTCTGTGAAACTGTCAGCAACGGGAGGCGCGGACTTTAAAGTCTGCATCTCAGCTTGCTTGGCTTGCTGTTCTCTTTCCCATTTGCGCTGTTCTCTTGCGAGGCGCTTACCGATCATTGCGTCGATTTCAGCTTGCGTATAAGTTTTTTCCGCGGGCTGTTCTGTCTGCTCTGTCGATACTTCCGGCGTGTTAACTTCGGGTTCAGGGGCAGCCGTTGCTTCCTGTTCCGGCGCGGGTACTTCCGCTAAGATTTCATTTTCCATTTTGATTCTCAAAGAATCCCTGGTGAGCGCGCCAGTACGTTTTTACATGTTACTGCAATTCTTCTTTGGGCGTCAACGCTTCTTTCAACATTCTGAAGAACGCGTCGCGGCCAACTTGGATCTGATCGACGTTGAACTTGGCTGAAGCCAGTTTTCGGTCAAGATCCGCGACATGGTTGAGAAGCGTTTGCTGCTCAGGCGTCATGTCTTCAAATTGGTACTCTACGTCATCGATTGTCACAGGGGTCTTTTCATTTTTTCCCATGATGTTTCCTTTTAATGTGCCACCAAAATCCGGTGGTGGCTTCCGGTTAAATTACGCCGCCCAAGGCAGTGGGGGCGTTACCACTGGCGGGTTAATCTGGTTTTGAATCTGCTGATCCACAGCTGCTTCAGTCGCGGTCTGGTCAACGCCATTAGCCCAAATCCATCCAAGCACTTGGTCTTGAGTCAGGTCAGCATAGGGCGTGAATGTGCCTGTGCCAGACAAAGGTACTTGGCAAGTGGAATAGACAGAAGCGTTGTATGTTCCGTCTGTGCCAGAGCAAGTCCAATGCACATTGAACACCACATCGGTTTCATTGTCGGCTTGTGGGTAGCAGTCAAGAGCCGAAACGCTCCAAGTGATTGTTGTCATGTTCAAGCCTCAGTAGGGTTGTAGGGTTGTGGAGATGGTTGTGACCAAGCGTATGTGGCAATGTTGAGGTAATAAGCCTCATCCAATACTGTTGATGCTTGTGGGTCATTGGGTACTAGAGTTGTGCGCCAGTAAGTTGACGAAATGACAACGCCATCCTTGAGAACATCGGTGGTCTTGCGAACACCAATGCAACCATTAGGTTGGATGTTGAATTCAGAGATGCTAGTGACTTCTGTGAATGTAGACATGATTATTTCCTTTAAATGTTATAAATTGGTTATACAAAATAAGTTACAGTGCAAGACCAGTTAATGCTGTTGGTTGCGCCATTTGTTGCATACCAATAAATACTGCTACTAGAGGCCGATACTGAGCCTCCTTGTATTCCACTACTTACATTACTTCCCGCAAAAACGCCCTCAGATGTACCGCTTACAGCAAAAGGCAATCCAGAAAATTGACTATAAGAAGTTGGTTGACCACTTGAAGAAAGAATTACAGTCATACGAGCAACAACTACTTTTCCAATTTTTGTATAAGAACCGCTAGTGCTAGAAACGGACTGAGTAAATCCACTAACAGTCGCAGTAGGCGTCCAAGTCCCTTCCTCATAGTCATCTAGCGTATTAGCGTCTGATGATGCTGATTGAGTTGCGGGGAATGTGATGCCTGCGCCTGTTGCAGATGATGCGCCTTGAAGCGCAAGTGACTTATCTTTTTCAACAGAAAGTACTTGGGTAAAGGAGATGGCGGTATTTGCTGTGCCTGATGCGGCTGAGTACCAGTAG